AACAACAGATTGAGGCTGTCCATTGGCGGTGAAATCCGCGTCAGATATCTGTGTTAGCGCTGACCCGTCATAAATGTATCCAGCACTAACCGAACCAGGAACTACTATGCACAACTGCGTACCGTTGTCAGACATTGATACTCGACCAGATCCGCTGATAGCACCAAGACTTGTTAACGTTCCACCATCCGATTCAAGCTTATATAATACGCCTCCATTGACAAAATAAGGAACTCCAGCCATCACCCACGCACCACGATTGCTCTGGTTATTAGTTCCTGATGTTGCAACTTGCTTTATACCTGGCGTGCCAATAAGAGATTCTTGACTTAATACCGGAGTTACTTTCTCTATGTTTGGATACCAATTAACGCACTGCTGCGCTGACAGCGGCAAACTATCACTTACATAATGTCCGTTTGCTATCGGTAGCGGTGTAATTGGCATTAAGAAACCCTTATGACTGCATCATAAACCTGCATACTTGTCGTATCCACAAGATTGGCAAGCCACAATTCTACATAATCATTGGTGGCAAATACTCTATGCCATAACATCGAAAAAGTTGTTGGTGTAGTTCCGGCAGTTGACCGGCAATGTGTGGCGGAAACAATAGCGCCATTTACTGCTATATAAGCCACGATATCCTTAGATGCTCCTGCCGATTGTATTGATGCTGTTATCGTTACTGATGCACTCAAATCCTTTTCACCAACATATGCCACCCTACCAGCAGTTGATATTGTGAAATGTGATTTTCCTCCGTCTACCCACGCAGTAGAACCATTCGCAATAACTGGTGTATTCGATGCTGAGAATGTGGTATTTGTTGAATTTAAAGTTAATGAAGCTACGGCACTCGGCCTTGTATCCTGAATTTTACTATTTGCAGTAAATTGCCAACGAACATCAGTTACAGCTATTGTGCTGAGAGGTGTTCCCGTTCCTGTTGTCTTGACATTATGAACAGTTCCGAGAGATCCGCTTGCGATGTTTGCGGATGATGCGGCACCAGAAAGAAGGTAAACACCAACACCGTTAAGGTTTGCGTTCAATCCAGCCAGTCTAAAATCTGTAAATACCGCTGTCGCAAGCTTAAACAATGCCCCTGCTGAAATCTTGAATGTTGAATCTCTAACTGTGAATTTATTTATTGTTGTTGTGCCAAAGTCAAATCCATCCGTTACAGCTTCAGTCACATTAAAACCTGATACTCTTATTTCTCCAAATGATGCGCCAGCTATCAAGGCTATTTTATTGCAGCTTGGTACTGTTACATCCTTTATGTTAAGTAGAGATACTCCAGCAGTATCGGTAAAGTTAAACAGTCGACCTGATGGTGCATTTAAACCCAATGACGATATAGTAAAGTTGGCATTCGATCCAGTGAACATGTCACCAGCACCGGAATAAGTGATCTGAGAGAACTGCACATCATTAGCTGACTTGATTGCTATGTTATTGTTGCTTACATCAAACCTATCTGATGTGCTTAGATTTGTTGTAATGTAATAGTAAGTGTCCCCGACCAATGTACGCACACCAGCAGCGGCAGCCGGAAAATCATCCATTGAGTTAACAATAACGTAATTCGTAGGCAATACTGGAGTTTTTTCGCATGATATCTGCACGCCACCGTCAACAGCAGTCAATGTAATATTGTCACCAGCGACGATATCGCCAATCATTGGGCTTTCATCTGATATCCCAGTTAATACCGGAACCCCACCAGACCCAACTTGAAAATTATGCTCTATCGTTATTCCATTATCAGGAGAAACTGAAGCTGCAATACCCGGACCAGGTTCAATGTTTCTTATATTGTTTACAGATCCCTGTGTATCAAGCACAGGAACCCCAGTTACGTCGCCATCCTGAACAATAGAACCAGTTACGCCAAGAGCAGCTTCAAAGTTAGCAATAGTGATCTGGTAATTAACACCAGCACTAACAAATTCAAGCGCTGTATCGCTTGGTAATGTAGTTAATGCTGGGAACTGTGATATCTTTCTGCCGCGTGCTTGAGTTGTCATTATTCCAGCCCTATTGATCCAGTTGTTTCGGCAAGTATATCTGCTTCCAAATCTGTGTAGAAATTAGACGAATACTGGTTATTAGTGTAGTTACCGCTGCCACGTGGCAAATTACCAGGGAACTCAGTCGACACGATATGCTGCCCAAGTTTTCTCATTGTTTTCATACCTTCATCAGCGGCCAGACGTAAACCGTCTGTTATGATTCCACTATAATCCGGGGCAACTTCGATTGCCATGTTAGCAATTATTCCACGTAAAGCACCAGTAGGCACCGTAACATTATCGCCCAGGTCAGATACAACGGTATAGCCAAGAGTTATGCCGTCAGCATCTAAAGCCAACATGTAGTTATTCAAAGCAAAGATAAAGTCCTGATACTCTGACGGCTCTAAATCAGCCTCGGAGTTTTGCACCAGGATTCTCTGTAATGATGCTTTTGCTACCTGAGCGACTGTCGCCATTATTTATCTTTCTTTGGTTCGTCTTTCTTTGGTTCGTCTTTCAGCTTCCACCCTAACGCCTTTGCTGCTTCAATGTTGGCCGGGAGATCATTAGTAGTTACCTCTTGACCTGATGCTTTAATCCATACAATTTTATTCATTTCATTTGCTCCATGCGATTGCAGCCCCGAAGGGCCGCGTTGTTATTAGCTACCGAAACCTTGACCAGCAAAGAACGGATTTAAACAAGCATATGCTGGTCGTAAATCGAACCGCACAATTTGTTTGTTCGCATCACCATCCGAGTATTTACATACACGAATCTGCAAGCCGTCCTCAGTCGTTGCAATGGTATCTGTAGCATACAGTTTTTTCAACGGCACAGAACCAATAGAGAAGGCGTTTTTATGCCAGAACATATTGGGCTGAATGGTTGAAGTGTGCGCACCAAGTCTGGTAACAACGTCACCAGAAACAGGAGCAGAATCTACCGTATTAAATGCACCCGATGCTTCGTAGATTGCTGGTCCACTGATAACCAGCGTACCTTCACCACTCGCACCAAGAGTCACCGCAGCTGTTACAACACCAGTAAACAGAATGTTAGCACCGGTGTCATCAATAATCGCTCTACGTGTGGATAGATTCATGCGATTGCGTCCAGTGATCTGGATAAGCTCACCAGCAGCCACAACAGCATTAGCACCCATCGCCGTAACAGCAATGCTCATGGTCATTGAATCTTTAGCGCCAACATAAGTCACTGTTGGGTTAGCTGTTAGAGTACCAGCGCGATCCGTAACGCTAGATGTGGTGTAACGCGGCAATGTAGTAGCAGTCATCACACGGTCAAAACCAGCGAACATTGTACTGATTGTGCTTTTTTGATGCGCTTCAGTGATCAAATCGCCAGCAGTTCCACCAGCACCTAAAGAACGCTGATTGCTTGCCAGTTTCTTTTGGGTAAATGGGTTTACTGTGTAATACCAGGGAGCGTCAGTTGGTATGCCATGAGCCATCATCACAGCGCCAGCTTGGGCGACATGGTCCCAAGTTGTAGCAGCAGTGCCAACAGTACCAGCCAACAAACCAGCACGCGTTAACATGAAATTAGTAAAATCCAATTCCAAATCGGTGGCTATACGGGTTGCGGCAGGAGCCAAAAGCTCATCTAACTGATCCATCTTGAGAGCTTCGTCAGCCTCATTCCAGTCAATAGGCACTGTGAAATAGTTCTGCACAGTTCCAGAAGCTTTACCTGTTACGATATCCTTGCGAGTTCCAGTGATATCACCAGCCGCAGTACGTGACGTGGTGTAATCAGTTGGCCGTTTGAAGTCTACCGTATCACCGCTCGATGGATCGAATTTACCAGCTAACAGTTGAGTGTTAACGTTCTTTGAGTGGATACGTGCTGATTCAAACTTCTCAAGAAATACACGCGCCAGCTTTCTTGTAAAATTGCTATCAAAATTACTTGCCATTTCTTACTGCTCCTTATTCGTATTTAGCGCCCTTCGGTCCGCGCTCTCGTTTTGAGACTCCGCCGCCCCCGAGAGTTTCAGCCGGTTCAGGCAATTCAGTTTTTCCAGATAGCAGTTTAGGTTTAACATTATTAGCAATATACAAAGCTGCATGAATCGGATTCATCTTTGATATTGTTTCTAGCATATCCGGGTTACGTGCTAAATGTGCAGTAATAGCAGGGCCTTTTTCATCTTGCAGAATAAACTCCGCAACAGAATCATGAATCCCATAAGCCGCAACAGTTTGACCAGCAACCTTTAGCTCGTTTTCGCTAATGTTAAGACCTTTTGCTCTATCTGAGTATGTTTTTACAGATTCAACCAAAGACTTATTAAGACCTTCTTGACGCAAGCGATGCTGCTCTTGCAATCTAGCTTGATTGATTTCTTCTTGTGCTTCGTATGCCGCTACACGTTTTATTGCCTCATCGCGTTGCGACATCTTGACATCGAAGTCGTCATCATATGGATCCGGCAAAGGAGGGATAACTGGCTTTTGAATCTCAGGAATCTTAGCCTTCAACGCGATAACTTCAGCTTCCAAAGCTTCACGCGCCCGCTTTTCTTCCATTAACTCAAAATGCTTTTGATTTATCCTCTTTGTAAATCCAGCAGGGTCTTTATTTTCTTCATCTGCCTGAACTGATTCAGCAGCCTCCGTTTCTGGAGTTTCGACTAATTCTTCATCAGCCGTTTGCAGTTCTTCTTCTTGATCCATTTGTGAGTCCTTTGCTAAGGTTGCCGTGATACCGTCACGTGCGGTTATTACATGTCTAATGATTGGTTAACTAAGTCAGCAGCTTTTTTATAAGCCTCTACATTAGTATCACCGATAATTTGTGGCGCGCCAATTGCATTCTTAATAGTTTCCAGTGTTCTAGCCATTGTATTCTGCGCTTCGATTATAGATTTCTGCTGCTCAATACGTTGATCTTCAAGTTTCAGGAACTTCTCAAGCATGAATTTTTGTGCATCGCCGTCTATTTTTGCTTGAGCTAGAGCATTCGCTCTTGCCTCGCTACTCTGTGCTATCTCAGCATCAACTCTTACCTTATCAGCTTGCGCCTGTGCTTTGTTTATCTCAGCAGTTGCCAGCAACGTAGCAGCATCTGGTTGTTGTGGTTGACTTTGCATTTGCTGCATTTTTTGTTTTTCTTCGTCGCTCATTACTTTTTTATCTTCTTCCTTCATCTCATTCCAATAATGGAACACCACGAAACCATCAAATAAATCCCTTACCTTATTTAGCTTTTTCTGCGCATTTTCTGGAATAACCCGTGTGTAATCCTTTAGTTGGGTGTCGCTTATATGTCCGCCTTTTATTTTGTACTTATATTTTGTTACATCGCTACGCTCTACAAAGTATTTCAAACCTTTTGCAACCATTTGGCTTTCACGCCCTGCTATTGCAAGAGAATTTATAAACTTTTCCGCAAGTGCTGTTTGTCCATTTTGTGTAGCGACGTCGAATGCTTTTTCTATTCGTTTTAAGTTTTTTTGCAATCGCATTGTTTCTAGAATCCCGAATTTCTTTTTTATATAAGTGAAGTATAACTGGGGGTGTATTCCTGTTTCTTGTTTGACAGTGACCTCGCCATTACCCCATGAACTGCCCGCTGTTCCTGTAATTGATATATAATTTGTATTTTCCGAGAGATAAAAATTTGGCATAGGTTATTATTTTAATTTCTCTAAAATTCCGTTAATGAGTTGCGCAAATCTATGTGCTGTTTCTTTATATCCGATGTTTAATTTTTTAGAAACTAAATCTGTAGAAACTGTCGGCTTTTCAAAGGCGAATGCCCCGCATCTCATCACCGTAACAAACAAGTAATTTGTTTGAAGTCCGCTTTGTAATCCAAGCTCGCACATTTTGTATGGTCTGACATTCAATAGAATATCGTAACCCGCCATTTTTTGGTCGGTCCAAGGGAATATAACGCTTTGATTTGTTTTGAGAAGTTGCGCTATTTCCGTGTAGTTTTGCACATCGTTTATTATATAACCGTATGCGTCTTTTATCATAGAATATATATTATTGGTTCCTTTACCCTGTCTTTGAAAACCCACACTTCCTTAGTTACATTCCCCGCAACCTTGTGGGCTTTTATTTTTCTGCGTAGTTCGGGTTTTTCTCTTGCACCTGTTTTAACTTGCACTAATCGCATGTCGTTTTCTGATATTGCGATGAGATCGTACAGCCCGAAGAAGTCATGACTAAACCTTCCGCCCATTCTTTTTTCTACTAAGTAGCCTAAGTTCTCGAGCAATTTTTTCGCTTTTAATTCGTTCCTGCTTCCTTTTCCGACGCGATTCATAGTTTGTATTTTGTTTGTATCTTTCAACAAGATTATTTATTTCGTCTTCTTTTAGAAACCGCTCCATTATGTGAAGTGCGAATGCTGCGATACCGTACTTCTTTATCATTGCTCTATTTTCAAAGTAGTTCATACCAGACGATGGTTG